ATGCAGCCATCGTCGATCGGCCGGGTGTTGGCCCAGAATCGATCAATGTCCGGCGCTCTGAACCGGGTCATGGTGCGCGCCTCTCGTCAGGAGCCAGCGCGCGGATCGGTCAAGCACCGGTCGGGGCGTCCGCGCAGAGCACCCCGACCGGTGGCTGTCACGGGGTCTTCAGCGCCGTGTCCATGACGGCGACAGTCCCGTAGACCGTCACCTCGCACTTGAACGCGACGGCCTCGCCGTTCTTCCAGCCCGCCTCTTCCATCGACGTCAGCTCGCCGGTGAACGCCTCACGGTGCAGGTTCGTGCCATCGACGACATCGACGATGAACTTCCGGGAGCCACCGGTCGCGGACGGGTCGATGGTGTACGAGCCCTCAGCGACCACCTGAGTGACGGTCGTCCCGTAGGCGAACTCGATGGTCGCCTTGGACGTCTCCCAGAGCGTGAACTCGTAGGTGCGCTTCGCGTCGGTCACGAGGGTCCGCACGACAGCGTTGTTCTGCCACGCCGTCAGGTCCTTCGTGGTCTTGTCGTTCTTCGGGAGCACACCATCCGGGCCGAGGTAGCCGAGACCGGAGTACCCGACGATTGCCGCCGAAGCGGTGACGGGCGCGGTCGCGGTCGTCGGAGCGACGGACACCTCGCCAGTGATCCCGGTGCGGACGTTGGATGCGGTCAGTGCCATGGTCGTACTCCTTCGTTGTGAGATGACAGCGCACAGCCGCCGGGTGGTGGACTACCGCCGTGCGCGCGGCGGGGCGTGAGGGTCAGAGACCAGAGCCGCGTATGACGAGCTCAGCGGTGAAGTAGTGGCAGGGTCGCCCGGACGTCTCGGTGACGTTGAACGGGCGGGCGGCTTCGGAGCGACGGATCACACCGTTGCCCTCCGCGTCACCGATGAGCGCTGACACGAGGTTCGCAAGGTCGACTGTTTCGCCCTCGTCGGCACCCCACACGCGGATACCGAGCCGTGCGAGCGCGCGGACGTCACCGAGTGCCGCACCGCCGTCGTCGCGGATCACGACGAGCCGCTTCGACGTCGGCCACGGGTCGCCGGACAGTTCGGTCGGCACACGGTTCGACACCTTCACCGATGCCGTGTAGGACTCGCTGCGGGCCGTGAGCGTCGTCGACAGGTAGCCGATCAGGTACGCCTCAAGGTCGACGTGGATCACGCCGGCCATCAGGCGCTCCCGAGTGCGCGCGCGAGGTTGCCCGTGCGGGACTCGATGATGCGCGACTTCCAGTCGGTCGCGACGACAAGCTCGACGGCACGGTCAGTGGTTGCCGACTCGCGCACAATGCCATCCTTGTACGCGCCCGAGTCGACCGGGGCCGATGCACGAGCAGCCTCCGCGACCCGGTCAGCGGGACCGGTCAGGGCGCTGCGGACCCCGTCGCTCTTGAGGAGTTCAGCGATGGCGGAGTGGCTGAGCAGAACGCGCGCCTTGGCCATGTCAGCCCTCCGCAAGTTCGAGTTCGACGACCAGGCCACCGACAGCCGACGGGAACGGCGAGGACCACACGGCCGGGCGACCCTTGACCTGATACACCAGCCCACGCACCCGCAAACGGTCCGTAGAGACGACATCGGGCGTGTTCATGTAGAAGTAGACCTTGGGGTTCGTGACGGTCTGCGCGCGTCCAACCTCGAGCGGCTCACGTGAGCCACCCGGGTCGAACGCTGCACCGTCAAGAGGCGTCTCAACATCGGTGCCGGGGATCGGGTTGCCGTAGCGGTCGACGCCAGTAGATGCGCCGGAACGGATGCGGATGACAACCTCGCCGATCACACGAGCCGCCGGTACAGGCCAGTATGGTCGGATGCGATGTCCAGTCCGACGAACCCGCCGTTGACACGGAAGCCCGCGAGTATGGTCTTGTCGCCGGACGCGAGCCACGGCCCGCCCGATGCTGTGCCTGATCCGAACCGGAGCGTCTGCCCGAACGGGCCGACCTGGTTCGTGACAGCCTCAGCACCGGACGCGCTCGTCGCATCCCGGTCGAGCACGCGCGCGACCATCCGCGACACCACGATCGCGACATCGTCAGGGACGACACCCTCAACCGTGGGATCGCTCTTCAGCCACGCGCGTGCCAAGGCAGAAGCCTCATCGAGCAGGCCCTCAGCCTTCGTCGCTTCCGCTTCCGTCATCGACCTTGCGAGTCGTGTTGCGACGTCGACCACCGTTGCCAGTGCCACGGCTACCTCCCGGCTTCGACTCGGACTTCTGGACCTTCGGGGGCTCCGGCTTGTCCTCGACCCACTGCGCGTCCGCCTCGACGAGGCGCTCGAGCCGCGACCCCGGAAGGGTCGCGATCGAGCGCCCCGTCAGGGCGTGCCGGAACTTACGGGTCACGGGATGATGTCAGGAGTGACAGCGCCGACGCCGTAGGTCTGAACGCCGGTCTCCGGGGTTGCCGGGTTGCCCAGGACGTAGGCGAACCGCGCCTTGAAGCGCAGAGCGACCATGTCCTTCTCGGCCAGGTTGATCGTGCCGACCGTGGCCTGGTCGAGGAACTTCACGGTCACGTCCTGGCGGATGCCGATACGCACGAGCGACGGGTCTGCGATCAGCGCGGTGGCGCTGGCCGGCACCCATGCGCCGTTGCGGCTCCAGAAGGTGTCGAATCCCTGGATACCGTTGTTGACCAGGACGGGGTGCCCGTCCGTGCCGCGCAGGTTCGCGAGCTGGTACTGAAGCGCCCGCTTCGCGAGGAGCGTCTCCGGGTCGAAGCCCGCATTGGCGATCAGGGCGGCGACCTGGAGGGCCGCGCCGTAGAGGTCCGACGTGTTGCCAGCGCCGTCGACGGTGGTGACGATGTTGCCGGCAGCGGTGGCCGCGGCGAACAGGTCGAGCGAGGTCCACGACACGGGCTTGTTGACACCGAAGAGAACGGCCTGGTCGAGTGCCTTGCCGATGGCCTGACCACCGAGCTCAGCGAGCTGAGCGAGGATGTCCTCGGTCGCGTCGTCGAGGGTGTTCTCGTGGATCGGGATGATGACCGCGATCTCTTCGGCCACGAGAGTCTTGTTGACCCAGGTTGCCTGCGCGGTCGCCTTCACGCCGGTGTTGTCGACGTCCGTGACCCACGCGGCCACGGGCAGGGTCGCGAGGACGGGCATGTTCGTCGTCTTCGTGCCCATGTTGATGTTCGGGAACGCGGCCAGGGCAGTGGAGCCCTGCGTCGCGGCCTTGATGACCTGAGGTCCGTACTCTTCGCCGATGAGCGAAGCGACCTCGGCACGGGTGATGTCAGCCATGAGGCCAACCCCTTTCTGTGTTCACCCGCCGAGGTCCATCCTCGCGGGAGTCATGTGTGGTTCAGCTACCTCGGCGCATCTCGCGGATGGCAGCGGCGGCACGTGACCCCACGACATCGCCCTCGGTGGGCTTGCCTGGGGGGACGTGGGTTCGGGTACGTGCCGGCGGGACCGCCAGCGCCTTGACCTGCTCGAAGTGCTCGAGCAGCTCTTCCTTCGTCGTTCCGCGCAGCACGCTCGCCGGGACGTTGGAGTCCTTCACGATCTCCGTCGCCCATGTCGCGACCTGGTCACGCGTGCGGTACTTCGTCAGCTCGCCCTCGACGTCCGCGCGCGCCTTGCGCTCACGTTCGAGCTCGCTGAGGGATGCCTGCTCTGCCGTGTCGAACTTCGCGGCCTTGGCCTTGAGGTCTTCGTAGTCGGCGAACTTTGCCCGCTCACGCGCCAGACGCTCGCCGACGATCCGGTCGAGGTCTGCCTGCGATGCGATGGCCTTGAACTCCTGGCCGCCCTTGTCGCCGGCCCCACCCTCGGGGGGTGTTCCTTCGTCGCTCATCAGAGACTCGCCTCGTCACGGATGAGTCCGTGTGCGGCATCCCTGATGATTTCTCCAGCGATCTCTACCGGGACCCCCGCCTTGACGAGGTCCGCGTAGAAATCGCCCAGCAGTTGCGCTGTCGTCTTGCCTTCGTCGCTCATCGCGACCTCCTGCACCACCTGTTGACCGCCGGTGTCCGCGTAACCCCGCTGTGTAGCGGGGGAGTCACGCTGCTACAAGCCGCCGAATTGCGCTCCGGAATCCAACACGGGCGCGCTGCTTGAGCGATGGGTGCAGACCGACGATGACCCCAAGCGAGATCAAAGCATGAGATTCACGGGATCGCTTCGCCCTGCCAAGGTACTCATCACACGAAAGGCAGAAGGATTCTCCTGCCTCTGCGTATACCTGCGACCCGATGCACTCAGTGTTGATGCGATGCCTCATCGTGGACTCTCCCGGTGGATTCTCGTCACTTGACGTACTGGTCGATGGCGCGACGAATCAGGTCGTTGTGGCGCTTGAGTTGACGTACCGCGCTCTCGTCGCCCTGAGCCGCACGATCACGGAGTTTTGTGGTCCGCTCCGACGCCTTGTA